TTATGGATTTGAGCAGAAATCTGATTGATTGCAGTAATCAATGTCTGATTCCAATCCTTTTGGTTGTACGCAGTTGAAGTAGTGTTTAACTTTCTCCATCCGTCGTAGTCCCATCTTAATGTCCAAGCCGCACCTTTTCTTAAGTCTCTTAAGATTTCACGGTCAATTTCAGCCGCAACCTGCTCTGACAACAATGCTGTCAATTCAGCTTCAGCGTCAATGTTGTGGAACGCTGAAACGTCTTGAGCGAGTTCTGGTGACCACTGAGCTCTTAACTTTCTTTCTGTAACAGAAACAGTTACCGCTTCAAGGTCAAATGAAACTTCACCGATAGCGTCTTCAAATTCTAATGTTTGATATACTCTATAGCTTGCTTCTAAAGTCCATCCTGTAACAGTCTGACCTGTGTATCCGTCAACGGTTGCAGTACCATTAATTGCAACTGGCTCAGAAGAGTCAATTGACAAATAAATAATACCATTAGCGTCGCAAATGTTATCATAAGAACCACCAGGATAATCAGTAGTTCCTTTTGTACCATATTGGACGATACCCTTACCATATTTCTGAGTTACAACTCTAAATGGTACAAATGTGTTTGGTGAACCTGTGTAGTAAACTTGTAATGAAGAAAGGAATTCTTCAGTGTCCATGGCGTTACCGTCAGGACCAATTAACTTACCAGCACCTGCACCAGAGAAACCTGATAAAGCAACTAAAATTTCTCTTACATTACCACCTGAGTAACTTGCACTTAACGTAGTTGGCTCTAACGTACCACCTGTCCAGAATACAGGAGTTAACCCAGCGGTTACACCACTGAACTTACCTTTAGAGTAATCAAACAATCCTGCTGGGTCATCCTCAGGAAGTTCACCTTCGTAGAAACGGTCATACAAGTTTGTTGTATTAGTGTAACCCGAAGTAGTTGATGATGGACCACCTGGCGCTCCAAATGGAGGGATGTGTGAACCGTCAGAATTTCTGTTCTGAATCTTTGGTACAAAGTAGAACAACTTACCGATTGGTAAGTTCATAGCTTGTACAGAAACGATATCGTTAGCTAACAACTTAGAGAAAACTCTTCTTACGATTGGGAAAACAACAGTTTCAAAAGAACCTGAGCTATCAGAAGCCGCAGCTTCGTTTATCAAATGAGACGCTTGGTTTTCATACAACTGCGCCATATTTTCTTTTAAGTGACCCTTAAGGCCATCGAGGAACCCTAACTTGTCCCACTTATTAATTGTGTCTTCTTTGATAACTTTTAAGTGCTTAAGACCGATGTTACCAACAAGACCTGATTCTAATAATGCTCCCATTTTAATATAATTTTAAGGATTTTATTTTATTATTTTAACTTATTCATTAAATCTCTCATTCTTAAGAACTGAGGATTTTCATAAGTTTTACTCTCGATTAGATTATTAGCCGAACCTTTAGTAGGTGTTTTAGTTACTTTGGATTGTACTGATTCAGTAACAACATTAGTTTCTTTACCTCCTAAATCTTCTTTAATAGTCTTATAAAGAGATTTTGACTCTTTAAGAGTTTCGACACCATCGAAACGTCTTAGTATATTTATTTTTTCTTGTTTCGTTGTAGAATGTTCTGTGAACAAACGAGTCGCATATGCCAAGTTAGAGTTGAATACAGCAACTTCATTTAACTTCTCCTTAAAGATGTTAAGTGCTTTTCTGTACTCTTCATTTTTTTCTCTAAGTTGTTTTAGTTCTGACTTTAACTCATTTTCACGTACACCCGGTCTAAATCTTTCTTCACCATATTTTTTTGTTGGTTCAGTAGATGATTTAGGTGGTGAGTTTCTTCTTGAAGCTAAACTTCTAGAACTTGCACTTTCATTAGACTCTTCATAATCAGCCTTACCTTCGGCTTCTGCTGAGTCTTTTTTAAGGTCACCTCTTTTATCTGCAGGAACATCATCTTTATTTCCTCCATAGTCACCTTCACTCATTTCTTCTTCTTTCCATTCTTCTGAAACTTCTTCTTCTTCACCAATTTCGATTTCATATACAACTTCTTCTTCTTCGTAAGCTTCGTCACTTTCAGACATTTCGTCTTCAGTTTCCATAACTTCTTCTTCATCTTCTGATTCACCTAACTGAATCACGTATTCTGAGTCTGTTTCGGTATCGGCCAAATGAACGTCATCACCGTCTTGTTTAACAATGATACCATCATCTTCACCCATAGCCTTAAAGACCTTTAAGATTTCGTCGTCAGAAGCCGCAGTTAAATCGAGTGGTAAAAGAACTTCTTCTTCGTCGTCAACTTCCAAGTCGTCACCAGGTAAATCAGTCATTAACATTTCTTCATCACCCATTTCCAACTCTTCGTCTTCTTCATTATCAGAAAGTTCGTCGTCCAAGTCTAATTCAAGACCTTCTTCCTCACCTTCTTCTTCACCCTCAACATCCATGTCTAAATCAAGGACATCTTCTTCTTCTCCTTGTTCAGTCATTTCAGTTTCAGATTCTTTAACCTCCTCATCTTTTTCGTTAAGAGATTCTTTTACTAATTCGCTGATTTCTTCCTTCATAGTAGAAGCAAGTATTCCTTTTGCATTGTTTGTAATAGCTTCTTGCAAGTTTTCCATTTGCAATAAAGCTTCTTCAACTAAGTTTTTTTCTGCCATTTTTATTATTTAGCAATTGTTTATTTTCATATAAATATGTGAAATAATAAAAAAGTGTTTTTTTTATAACTTTTAGCAAAAAAAAATCGGGGTTTCCCCCGATTAAAAAAAATATTCCATATTCCGATATACGATATTACTCGTAAACTTCGTCAATTTTACTTTCCGCACATGCGGTGATTCTCCAGTCATATGTAAAGTCTTTGAAGTTTTCGGTTACTTTAGCTTCGACATCGGTAACGTTATACCCCTTAACCAACTTCTCTTCTCTAATCTTTTTTATTTTACCTGTGTTCTCATCAGGAAGGTCATACTGCACTTTCGCAACAAAATATTTTTCGTCCATAGTAATTTTTTTAATAAGGTTTAATAACCTAAATAATCGGAAAGTTTTTTCATTAAGTCAACACTTCTACCCAATCCACCATCAATTCTTGGTTCTTGTGAACGTAATTGTGTTTCTTCTTCTAAGTTTTCTTCATATTTACCTCTATCATCTTTGTTTAAGTAAAGGTATGCGCCAGGTGTAGATGGTGACGATACCAAGTCAAAACAGATTAATTCAAAATCGTCCTGTACTTCATTTCTTTCTCCCTTCTTAACAAGTGAACCTACACCACGAGAAGAAACACCCATAGTAACACCTTGTCTCATAAGATTGGCGGCTTGGTCACCAGGACAAGACACCACACCTCTTTCATGGAAACCTGGTGAAGTCAAAAGTTTTATCTTACCCATAAGAGTATTACCTTCCCACCATATTTCTGTGATTAAGTGTGATACTCTGTCTAAATCTATTAATGAAGATTCGGGGTGATTAAGTTCTGATATAGACAATCCTTTTTGAATTGCTTTATTATATGCATCAGCTTCTCTTCTTAAAATCTTTTCAGGATAAACCCTTCCGTTACGGTTGGGGGTATCGTATTTCTGTAGAGTTGCATAAAACTCAAAAGGTTTAGAATGGTCTAACTGACCATATGATTCTTGTATTACTTGAGCGTTACGACTATCGTGTGGATTAACAAACCCCGCATCCCATTCTACTAAAATACCCTTACCCGTGTCGTTTGGTCCTAAAATTTTCATGTTTTTTCTTTATAAATATATCAGACCAACTCTTTTGTCATTTTACTCTTGTGTACTTTAAAGTATTTCATTCCCTTTAGACAATCTGTATATACCCCATTAATAATAGTTTTAATTCTATCCTTTAAAATGGGGGACTTGAAATCTATATGATTTTTTAGGTATAGAGTTATTTCTAAATTCATAAAACTCCTTTTCCCTTTTTGTATTCCACTACTTCTCAAATCCAAATCAACAATATTAAACTTCTCAAATATTAGGGGGTCTACAACTTCGAGAAGTACATGTTTTATATTTCTTTCCATAGTACCAGTAGCCCTGTTCCAATTCTCAAACTCTTTTATTGGTTCTACCCACGATTGTAATACTATGTATACTGTTTTTAAATTTTTTGCGTCTACTGTTCCGTAGTAACACTTTGCGTCACTGAATAATTTTAATTGTGACGTTTTTCCCTTCTTCATATAATCCCATCTTTACTTAAAGTTTATTTATTTAAATAAAATATAGTATATTATTTGTCGTATGTCAAAAAAAGTCATATTTATAGATAATGTTAATAATTAAAGTAAAAAATAAAAATATTGAATCGGCTCTTAAGTCTTATAAGTATAAGGTTTACAAAACCAAACAACTGGAAAAGATAAGAGAACAACAAGAGTATATTAAAGACTCGGTAAAACAAAGAGAAGAAAAAAAGAAAGCAATATATGTGGATAAAAAAAGAAGGGACTCTGAATGAGTCCCTTTTTCTATTCTTCTGACCCCCTATTTCGCGAGAACTTTTCAAGTGTCGTAAATCCTAATCCTGCACCTACTATATACATCATACCGTCCCATACAAATTTCTGAAGTGGTATGTCCATAAAGATATTCGCAAGGAAGGCGATACACATCATAAAAAATGCTAAGATAGTTATAAATCTTTTTGAAGATTTTTGTCCATCCACATCACCCATTAAAGACATAAAAAACTTTCTCATTTTTATTTAGTCTGTAAAAAATCTTTAGTTATATGAAAAAGTTTAACAAAAAAATCATTTATCTTTTTCATAATCCTTTTTCTAATTGTTTTAGTTTATACAACGATGTTAAGGTTTTTTCAGACTCATTAATTTTGTCTATTGTCTTTTGAATTTTTTCTGATAATTCAGAATCTGTAGATTCATTTAAATTTGTCTTTAATTTATTTAAAACTACTTCCTTAGTTTTTTCAATTTCTTCAGACAAGTTTTTACCTTTTAAAGATGTATAAAAATTCAACTCTTTTCTATCTTCTTCACTTAATTTTTGTATTTCCTTATTAAGTGTTTTGTTGGCAATTGATAACATAGAAGATATTGGTAGGTCCATAGTCTTAGACTCTTCTACTACTTTTTTTGTTGTAAGAGTTTTTTTAATTCTTAGTTTAGATTCTAACAAGGACTCTAAGTTTCTCACAACATTTTTAGTATAAATCTGATTGTCGATATCTAAATATCTATTCTCAATATCCTCCTTAAGTAAGTCATTAATCCACTCACTTAATTCCTCAATCTTTTTTGTATTATTATCAATAATATCTTTTAAATGGTCAAAAGATTCTGATATATATTCATCAACAATACTTTCATTTAAACCTTTATTTGAAGACAATTCATCGTAAAGATAGTACGCTTCGGAAAGATTTTTGTTTTTTAGAATGTGTTTTTTAAAACCTTTTAGATTTTCTTTAAATTCGGGTTTTCCGTAACTCTTTTCTAAAACATTTTCTATTTTAGTTTTTATTATTCCAAATGAACTCATAACATTATTTTTATAATAAATATCAATCATTTAGTAATGTGTTCAATTTATCTTCAATTTCACCTAATGACTGTCTTCCTTTTGATAAATCTAAAACATTTTTACCCTTAATTAAATCATCCTCAACTAATAAGTCCAAATCCTTATTTCTTATAAATCTTTCTACTGGTGGTTCTTCTGGTGGTTCTTCTCCTCCACCTTCATCTCCTCCACCTAAGTCACCTCCTAAGTCTCCACCTAAGTCTCCACCTAAGTCTCCACCTAAGTCACCTCCTAAGTCGCCACCTCCTGATGGTGGTGGTGGCATTCCTCCGCCTAAATCACCCATTCCCGTGTCTGTAGTTTCACCTCCTTCAGCATCACCACCTTCACCAGGTTTGTTACCATATAACTTATCTAAGTTAGCGAAAATACCTGTTTTACTAATTACCTCAGATGTTTTCTCAAGTTCACCTGCGACGGCCTTTTCAATACGTTGTTGTTGTAAATCAAGTTTAATTTCTTCATCACTAAATCCAAGAATATGTTTCTTAGCCCAAGATGA